CTATGATTTCAACACGTTCGCTTTCAACTCGTTTCAAAACTTGCCAAACTTCTCTGGACCTATAACGGGCATAGCGCAAAACAACAGCGGTGTGATCGTGCTCGTGTCGACTGGAATAGGAACGCCAGATTCGAGTTCTCCTGTTCCTGTGTACAGAGCTGGTATATCGTACATAGGTCTCGCAACAGCTTTCACGGGTTTGAATGATCCATCTTCCGTTGTAGACTACGTTGCCGTAGCAACAGACGGAACAAACTTCATGGCTGTCGGAAATATAATAGGAACAAACACATGTACACTTGTTAATTTTGTGAGTCCGGATTTCGTGCCGACGTTGAGCGGTATAACAACAACCGCAAATTTAGGAACAGTCGCGTGGTCGCCACTCCTCAATGCGTATGTCGTCGGTGACATGACTACGAAAATAATGTACTCTTACACGTACGGTGCAACTGCTATCAACAATCTCGTAAACACGTTTGGTCCGTACACGGCGTACTCGGCAGAGTACGGTCAGATATACAGTAATTCACCCGTAGCGTGTTCAAACAGTGTCATATCAAACGTGTACGTGTCTTCGCTGGACGGAGGTGTCACGTACCCGTACAACGTACCTTCCGTGTACAACCCGGGACCTCAAATAACGTACTATGCAACAAGTATAGCGTACTCACCGAGTCTCAACTTATTTTTTACGTTTATAAATCAAACCGGATCTCCGTCGTTTTCAATGTCGTACTACGTGAGCTCTCTGAACACGTCCAACACGCTCACGACATCGGTACCTCTCCAGCAGTTTCAAGCCAGTCTACCCGTAGAATACGTGTTTTTGGCAGACGAAGAGGTGAGTTACATTCAAGGGGCCAAGATTGATTACGTGATAACTCAGATCCAACAGGCTTCCACGAGCGTTCCAGCGGGGTCGACCGCTCTCAACGGGTACAAGTTGTACTTTATAAACCCAGTCAAGGAGCTCTTCTTCTGCATACAAGATTCGAACGTCGTGGCCAGAAACGATTACTGGAACTATCTCAACACGTCGACCGGATCTCAACAGCTCCAGACGCTTCAGTTTCAGTTTAACGGCGAGGACGTCATATCGCCCACCATTGCAAACGACGTGTACCTCGGGTACGTTCAGTTTTTGAACAACCACACGAGAAAACCCGACATGGCCATCTACAACTATAGCTTTTCGATCGATCCCGAAAATTACCTGCCGACAGGGCAAGTGAACATGAGTCGAATAATGAACCAAAACATTTGGATGACACTGTCTCCAAATCCAAACTCGAGAAACATCAGGATATACGGCGTAGGGTACAATATTCTTCGTGTTCAGAACGGTATAGCAGGCATGTTGTTCATAGATAACAACACGTCTCTTCAAGGTTAAAAAATAAACATTCGTATTTAAAAATGGACGACATGGAGAGTCGAATCATAAAGTCTGCTACGGATCTCATTCAACCCGTTTTCGAGAGCGCGCTTGTTTTGGCAGGGTACTACGTCAAGGCGTGTGGCCGAACCACGATAACGTCACAGGACGTGCAGTACTCGCTCAAGTACTGTTCCAGGAACATGGTCGGCAAGCACATAGGCACGCTCTTTCCAGACGACGAGGACGATTCTGGGAGCGACAGCGACGACAGCGTCGTGGAAGTTGACGAGGACGAAGAGCCGTTCACCAGGTACTCTGGCGAAGACAAGATTATGAACGACATTAACCAGGCGGTGGACACGTGGGACACGTGGATCCCAGAGAGTCCCATTGAAAGAATGCTTAAAGATTCTGTAGATAAAGCATATTAGATGAATTTTAAGAGGTTCAACGACATAGGCGACAGCGAACCCCGTGCATGGAACAGGGACACCCCAGGTACGAAATTCACAGTCGATGAAGACGAAGACGATTACGAAATACCAGTACCGTACTGTGACGAATTTGAAGACGAAGAATCCGAAGAAGACAGCGAGGACGAGGTTGAAGACACCGAGACCGAAACGGACAGCGTCACGAGTTCAGGAAAGCCAGTAAAAAAAGCCTTGAAAAATATAAGCATTGTTTTACAGGAGGAGTCTGATTTTATGAAAGAATAATTTCTTTTCAGATATTAAAATGAGTGGAATCGGTACAATTGTTGACACGGTTGAGTCTCAGTCTCTTAATGCTGTCGTCACCGGCTTTAGCTTTGCTGCTGCAATTGCGTGGATGGACTTTGTTCGCTGGTTCATTGCAAGCATCGTCAAGGTGAACAGGACCAGCGGAACGTTCACTTTCCTCGGCGCGCTCGCCACCACGATTCTCGCCGTTCTCGTGTACATGATTCTCAAGATGGTTTCTCCGACAAAGGTCAAGGAGCCTCAACAGCCCGTGTACGCCGTCGTGGGTTAACCGGCGAGCGTGTGCGCAAACGGGTTGTTTGCGAGTTGCTTTCGGGCGACGTTCAAGTCCGTGACAACCGCGTGTCCAGGCTGTCCCTTGTACGCATTGAAATTATAGTACTGGTCGTTTACGTACCTGCCGTTGTTATTCGTGGTGGTACCGGCACTTCCAAAGTAGTTGTCAGATCGGTCGGAATCAGACCGAACTGCAGTCAACATTCCTCCTTGCTGAAGAGGACTTGCACGAACGTTCATCCTTCCTGCATTTCCAGCACGGTCTTTGTTACCGCGTTTGTCGTCAACCTTGAACCCGACCCTGTCAAGTTCCTGCGAAGAAAAGTTACCGCTCTCGAGCGCTTGATTCAGGGGGTCGGTCATGTACCCGTGTGCGTAACTGTGAATCCCGGGGGCGGGGTTGTCGGTGTGATAAAATTGATCGGCGTTCAAGTCACCCTTGTTGCGCGACGGTGCGTCGCCCGTGGTCTGAAACGGAACGATGCGCTTAGCGGGCGCGTACTCGAGTCCGTCCGTCCTGAGACCGGTTTCGGCGCGCCTCGTCGCCCTCTTCGTCTTGACGTACGACTCGCGGATGGTCGTACCCGTGACGGCACCGCCTTGGCCCTGAGCCCTGTTTGCGACGACAGGGTACCGAGACGGCAAAAACGCAGTCTTCGAAGGCGCGTAGTGCGTGATTTCGCCGTACGTTCCGGCGCTCGGCTGACTCCACCCGGTCGTGCTCGCACCGGGGGCGATCCTGCCGGGAAGAGTGGTGAGCCTGTACGCACCGACGTTGTTGGGGTTGACGCGGTACAGCTGTTGAAACCCACCTGAAGCGGGAACCTCGGGGTCGAGACCGAGACCGCGTCCGACAAACACCTTTTCAACAGGTGACAAGTTGTTCATCTGAGCAGACACGTAGAACCGACTCGACAAGTCGTGCGTGGGCTCGCCGTGCACATACTGTGAAAATGCAATGTCGCCAAAATTTCCGAGTTCCTGCTTCTTGTTGACCGGTTCTGAAATGTATCCCGGTTTGGTGAGGTGATTAAGGATGAGATCTCTCGACGAATCATTGTACGGGTACTCAGGAGGTACTTGTGCCACTGGTGGGGGATCTTCGGGATCCGGTGGAACAACTTCTTGCTGATTTTGACTCATTTGCCTGCCTACGTAGGCTATCCCTAACAATGCAACAATGGACAATGGATCCATCTTTACTGAATGAACATATTTTAATTAACGGGGTAACACGTGCCGTTGGGTCCCTTGCAGTACCTGGCACTGAAGAGCGCATTTTGCTTTTCGGAACGGGTGCTTCCGGGGTCCCACGGCATAGTGGGTGCGGGTCCAGCGCGCGTCACGTCCTGTAACGGGAAGAAGGATCGCTCGTACGTTCGAACGAGAACCTTTTTAAACTGTTTCGTGCTTTGCGACCTGAGCTCGTCGTCAACCATGATGAGCTCGTTCGGGGCACCCTTTCCAGCCATGTACGGAGCCGTTCCGTACTCCATGGTGCTCGCACGGCAACACTTTGTAAACGTGCTCGGTTGAGGATACACCGTCACGGCGTCGTACGCGCTGTTCGTCGGAAAGGCGTTTATGTCAACCTGAGTAAGACCTGGCTGAAGCTGGTACGCCATGTTAT